GTAAAGTTCATATCCTTTCAAGCCTTTTGGAGGCCTAGATGGATTGGTAGAAGTGCCTTGGCCGATCTTCAATCCAACTTCTCGCATCTTTGCTTTACGTTCTGCAACTTCGTCTCGTAATGCTGCGAGTTCTGATGTATTTTTTTTGCCTTTGGCAATGAAATATGCATCTTGGAGTGTAAGGTTTGTATTCTGTTTTAGTAAGTCAGCTACTTCTGTCTTCATACTTTCTAAATCAGGATGTGCAGTTTTGAACTCTTGTAGTTTCATCTGTCTCATCTGCAACTCTTGTTGCTGACGCACAGGTTCAAACATATCTTGCAATCTTCTTGCTACTTCTTGCTCGATACGACTTTCAAAAGATTTTGTGTCATACGGATCCAGTGCCACATCTTCTTGACCTGCACGTTCTCTAACCTTTTGAAAGAACTCACCTTCTGTAAGAGCCTTCATCTGCGCTTCTAGCTCTTTTCTTTGTGATGCCAACTCTTGTGTTTTACGGGTGTAGTCAGCTCGAAGATTACCAAGCAGAGTTTTTGCATCTTCAGGTAAAGCAGCTACTACTTCTTTGTAGTTTACACCTTTTCCTTCAGATAACTCTACATCGTTCAAATCTTCCAATGCAATGTTCTTCGGCTTCTTCATCTGTTCAAGCTCTGCCCTTTGTAAGGCTTCTGCTTGTCTCACCTCGTTAGTACGGCCAAAAGCTTTCCTAACCTTGTGTATTGCATTTTCTTTGACTTCACCTATGTTTTCATTGGCTTCACCAGAAGATGTCTCTGTGTTTAACGTCGACGTTTCTACGTTGGTTTCTGCGTTAGCAGTGGCAGTTGTATCTGCCGTGTTGCTTGTTTCTTCACTCATTTTCTTCTCCTACGTTCTTGAATGATATTGTTGTGTGCTTATCCCATACGGGACATCATAAGTTTTTCCATATCTTCGTCATCATCTCCATAACTTTCACCACCTTTCATTGATGGATCGTCATCGGACATAATGCTACCATCAGGCATTCTATGAAAACCTGGAGGTACCTCATCTGATGCATCTACTTCAACTTCTACCTGTGTGACGTTTGTCTCTGGCATCGGTTTGCGTAAGAAAGCAACAAAGGCTCTGTCTTTTGCAGCAGCTTCGATCTTACCACGAAGCATCATAATATCTCTATCAGATCTGATGTCACCAATATCGTATGAATACTCATCCATCTTGGCATCTTCTACTGCTGCATCAATCATAAATAGTGCACGAGTGACTTCTACAGGCATCGGCCCGTCGATGTCTTCATCCACTTCTGCAATAGCTGGTACTGCAAAGTGCTTCAACATCTCATTCAAACTACGAATAAGACGATTGACACTGTCTTTCTTGAAAGATCCGGAAGGTGCAAACTCAGCCAGCTTTTCAGCCTCAGCCATATCTGCCACCATTGCCATTTCTTCTACTTCTTTAACATCCATAATAATGTCTCCTATTTGTCTTGCATATCTTTCGATACGAATGTTTTGGCGGCCGCTTCGATTTTATCACCTCCGGCCTTTTTAAGGTTGTCTGTCCATTTTTGTCCCACAGCATCCTGCTTCTTCAACTGTTCATACTGTGCATCCAACGCTTCATCTGCTTGTGCTTGAGATACTGATCTGTATCCGTTTTCTTCAGCCCACGAATGCATTGTATTTTTGTTTTTGAAGTATCGACCAAACGATTGTGACCAATAACCATTTGAGTTATGCACACCGTGTGTATCCAAACTGCTGCCTGCGATAGAGAAAACAGCCTCTGATGGTTTCCATATTCTTTCAACTAGATTACCACAACCTTCTTCTTGGTTTTCATCTGTATCTGAGTTGAATAGCATTGGTCGACCCCAATAATCTTTTGCTCCACAAGTTAGTTCTGCCAACTTGTCGAAAGAACACATTACTTCCCAATGTGTTTGACACTTCTTGCAATGTACTTTGTAAAATCCCATCTTAACTTACTCCTGTTGCGCCGGGTAGAATGCCTTGTAGATTAGCTGGCCCTTGTGGCGTCGAAACTAATCCTCCTGCTTGCTCAGCAGCATCTGGTGCCACACCTTCTGCGGCTAAGTTTGCTTTGGCTGCTGATACTTGTCTGTTTTGTTCTTCTGCTGCTGTCACAAAATCTTCTGGTAGATTAAGTGCTCTTACCAGCTCTGCCAACAATGTCTTCTGTGGTACACCAAGATTTGCAAGTGTTGGTATCGACTGTATGAACTCACGTTTCTTTACACTTTCTGAAAGAGGTGTAGATGCCTGATCTTGTGCAAAAATATGGAAGTTTTCTTCTAAGTTGTCTGCTCTGACTGCAGTTGCTTTACCATCCAGTAAAATAATCTGTGATTGGTTTTCTTCTTCTATGTATAGTGCAACCATATTGAGATACACCTCAGCTAGTTCTTCAATCATATTGTCACGTTCTCTAGCCAGTCGACCTATCTCTGATGATGTATAGGCAGCAAGTGCAGCGGCTTCTGTTGCCGATGTTCTACTACTTTCACCTCTTGTAAATGGTGCTAGGATCGATCCTTTGTCTTTGTCACGTTGTACCTGATTGACATAGAACTCTAGTTCTGGTGGTGTTGGATTTTGTGGTACTGCAGTCATAACACCTGCCAAACTTTCCTCATCTACCTCAACAAAAAGGCCATCGATACCCGATGTAATCTGTGCCATTTGTTCTTCGTCTAGTGCACCTTTCTTTACCAGATATTGACGAGAAGCCTTTCTAACTGCATTGGCTTGGTATGTTCTAACCATATTGGTTTCGAAGATCTGGTCGTATATTCTCCTCATTGCAGAGTACCCATCTACTGGTTTGTCTGGTAGTCGGTTGAAATACAAGGGTACGATCGGTGGTACTGGATCGTTGTTGACATCTCTGA